GCTTCATTTTTTGAGCTTACATCATCGGCTATCATCAATACCTGACATCCATGACACACTACTGTGTATTCACCATCACCCTCTTTAATCATGTTAACTTCACTTCCACAAATTGGGCACGGTTTTAATTTATCTGCTTTTCCCATTTTTCACCACCTTAATAATATAAATAACATTCACTTATGTTTATGCTTTATCAGCTTATAAATAAATTCAGCAACGGATTCAATTAGCAGCCCAATTAGCATCAAGATGATGATGTTAAAAGCAATGTCCAGCAAGCTAATGGTCATCACCACTTTGGTCATCATCTTAGCCCGCCGCTAATTTTCGCGCTCTTCGCAGCTCGTCAACCGAAAGCTCACCATACTCAATAAAGCTAATCGGAATGCCACAATCAATTTCTCCTTTGTTTACTTTAGCTCTCCCGTCAAATCTGAGCACCTTGAAAACTCCACCAGCCCAGTCTTCATTGGTCTCAAAATCACAAGCGATTTGTTTGCGTAACTCGTCAACGGAATTAGCCTTATAAGTCGGCGAGATAGCCCATACCCTGAAATCCCCATCCCGCTTGACCATAAAACCGCGTGCAAAATAGATAGATTTAGCATCCATAGATCACCTCATTTTTACTCTTAGAAATTCAAGTAATTCATTAATGTCTATGGCTTCATCAATTTTTGCATATAGTTGCTTTCGAATGCTTTGTTCTTCATTAAGCGCATCTATCGAAGATTGCATATCCATATCTTTTTCAGCACAATCTGCACGAAGAATGGCATCGTAATATTTATCTACCAATTCCTTAAGCTCATCTCTAATGCTCATTTTTGCTCCTATTACTTAATCCTCTGAATAGCAACTGAAGGCTTGCCTTCTATCTTTGCCTCTAAAATGCGTGGATACTCAGCAGCCAGCCTCTCTAAATGTTTCTCGTCCCATTTGGTTGAACCTCTGCGATAAACAGCCATCACCACGTTGCCTTTCATGGTCGTCTCTAAATCCAAAGCCAACTGTTTTACAATGCCCTCAAGCGACCTTAGCTTCTCTTGCAGGGCGTCCAGCTTAGGTTGATACTCAGCCCCAATGGTTTCCAGCTGCTCTCGCACCTCAGGCGGGATAGCATCTTGACGAGCACGCTCCAGCTCTGATTGCATATCTGAAAGCCTTAAGTAGACGTCATCATATTCAGTCAAATATTTATTAAATTCTGTCATTTCTACTCCTTCGAATTAACTTCATCGGTTTTATCAATTAATTCTGCTAATTGATTAAATATTGGCGTAAATACTTCGATAACTATTTTCGATAATTTATCTAATGCCACTATTGCATCTTTAATTGAGAGAGCTATTTCTGGTTCTTTTATTCCCCATTTCTCCAGCCGATCCATCGGTATTGGCATTGGCGGCAGCTCCATCCAATGAGTAATCTTAAGCCCATCATCTGCACCACGTGTTATGCCGCCTAAAAATTTTTCCTCATTCCAATAACATAGATCTATATAATCGCCATTATTGGTTTTATCGTTAGCCGGAAAATAAACTAAATAATGTCCAAATATTCTCGGCTTTTCATTTTTCAATTCATGCCATTCCAATTCACATTTGTTCATTTCTACTCCTCTCATGCCTCAAATAAAGCACATAACTCTTCTGAGAAATCATCTTCAGTTTGCCGCGCATCCAAAAATCTAAACATGCGCGCAGTAACATCATAAGTGCCAGCCCATTCACCACTTTTCAACTGATAGACGCGCGGATTTCCGTTTGGTGCCGGGTTCAGCGAGCCCTCTATCATTAACCGATCCCCTTTATGCGCGCCAGCTGCAACAGCCTTTGCCTTCTCCCCGAACATAGAAATGTGCCACCAAATAGTCAATGTTGTGGGTGTATCTTGACCATTCCAACGTTTTTCGCGTGTGTAAAACTGAAAAGTTACCACCGGCTGCCCTTTTTGTGTATTACGCAACACCGGCTCCGTTCCTAACTTACCGATCAAAATCAAATTCTGATACATTGCTATAACTCCTAATCTCTAAACGTTTTCAGTTACTCTAACTTTGCTGCTCAGGAATTCTGCCACCTTCACGGCTACTTCAGCAGCCCCTTGCTTTCCTAAGTTTTTGATTTTTCGTTGTAATAACCGCTCATAGCTCGCGCGTGCATAAGCCCGCCAAAACTCTGGCAATTCTTCATAAATGTAAAGCAGCAGCCTGCCGTTTTCGTTGTTCATATTTTCAATAGTTTTTAATAATTCATCTCCCATTTCAGCTCCTTTGGCTATTCAAATAAAGTGCACGCCATTCCGTAAGCACATCCCCAGATTTCAGCACCTCTTTACCGGCTTTATTCAGCTTGGCAAGTCCTATATATTCAGCACCGAAAATCTCACGGCATTCAATTTCGCTGAGCTCATCTGTGGACTCATAACCTTCTCTGAACAGAGCCCAATACATCCTTTCCGTGCTGGGCTCCACGCATTGCCATTTTCGCTCTAAGTCATACTTCCTAATCATCTCAACTAATTCATTCGGGCGTGGCATAAAACTTTTCTCTTGGACGCAAAGCATCGCTGCATCCGCAAGCGCCATACGCGGATAATTTCTAAGTGCAAGTTGATAAGCAGTTACTAATTTGGTATCTAACTCTTTTCCATAAATGACCGCGATTTTATTTAATATAATCGCCATATCTTTTTTGTTTATCATCAGTTACTCCCATATAAACGTTCACGCTCTGCTTTTTCCTCATCTAACATCGCTTGTAACTCAGGCGATAATAGGCTTTTCTTTTGGGGTGCCACTTGTTTTTGTTTTGAATGAACATTGATATTAAATCCATTCACCTTCCAGTTTTTTAAGATACCTTCCGCATACTTCCACTTGCGCACATTTTGGAAAGCAGCTAATTTAATTGCCTCAATGATCCAATCTCTTGGATAGTGCTCTAACGCATCTTCAATATCCTCTTTCACAAATGGGGTCAGAATTCCAATTTCTGCTTGATAAACTTTTGCAATTTCTGCAAAATCAGAATTTTCAGCAACTACAACTACAATATTATCTGAAGTAATATCTGTAGTAATCTCTGTTAATGATTTGCTCATTTGGGCATTTCCATTTGCACATTTGGGCAAATCCATTTGCTCATTTGGGTAAATCCATTTAACACTTTCGTCACTTTCTAAACTTTCATCATCTTCATTTTGTGAAAAAATCAGTTTTGAAAGTGCCTGATAAAAATTATCATCGTCAATGCGATAATGCGTCGTGGGCGCTCCATCGGCTTTATGCACTTCCGTCTCGATGTAAGGCAGCTCAGCAAATGCATTCATTGTGCGCCTGCTGATGTGTCCGATTTCAGCACACCAATCTTCTAATGACTTATAGACCCACTCTTTTTTGTCGCTCCAGTAAAGCAATTGGTTTAGCATCATTGCCAGCACCTGGTCGCCAGTTAAGTCAATCAAAATGCGTGGAACTGCAATGATGTTTTCGTGCCCAGTAAATTGTTTGATTAATTTGACAACTTCTTCTCTCATATCCTCACCCTAAAAAAGCGCCTCTTGCTTTTTGTTTAACTCAAGCGATAATTCTGGCAGCTTCGCTCTGGCAAGCTCCATGCCTCGCTCACGGATCATCTCTGCTCGGTGATATAGCTCTTTTACGGCATCGCGCTTTTCCTCAACATCACCACAAATGTAATAGCCTGACGACCCGCTATTTGAGCCGATCGCCAGGCTATAATCTCGAACCAGTCTACTGATTACTTCTCTGGTCTTGCGCTCCGTGCTGACTGTGTATTTGCCGTAAATTGCTATCACCAGCTCATGCTTGCTAATCGCATTTTCTTTACCAATGTGCCCAGCTAAAATTTTCACCGCTTTGCGCATATCTATTTCGCTAATCTCACTTGCCAGCAGCCGATAGTAATCTCGCAAGTCCATTACAACCTCTAATTAATCACACCTTCGGATTTAGCCTTGAGCAAAATGCCGATCGCCCTGAACCTCTTTTGGTATTCAGCTTTTTCTTCAGGCGATAAACTCGGATTGTTCAGCGCTTTGCCAATGCTGCTTGACATATAACTCAAGGCTTCAGCAGATAACTCCCCATAAGATCTTCCCTTCGAATCGGTGATTGCACAGGCATCTTCTAAAGTCATAAAGTCTTCTGGCGGAACTTGTGTTTTCTTTTTGAGTTTTGTTTCAGCCTCTTCAGATAGTTCTATAACTGCATCAATAGCGCCATCATCAACTTTATATTCTTCAACGCTTATCACATTAGCATCATCATCTTCATCCTCATACCCTAAGGATTTGTTGATTTCAGCAATGCTTTTGGGCTGTGAAGCTTCTAACACTATTGTGCTATCATCAGGCAGGTCAAATTCACCTATTCCTTCGTTATCTTCACTCTCTAAAACAGCTAATTCATGAGGACTAAGTAATCCATAGGTTCGCAGTAGCTTTAATACAATCGTCTTGTGATAAGCAAGTTCTTTATTGGTTGTCCAAATGCTATCGGGATTGCCATAGGATTTGGAATAGCGCCGTCCATGCGCTTCCAACTCCTCATAACTCATATAAATTGACTTGCGATAGCCATTTACTAAACCAAAGCTGGCAATCAACCCGATATCCTTTTTGGGAATTTTCGGTTGACCAGTGATGCTCAATTCACCGGTAATGCGGTCTTCTTGTATCTCTTCGCCATCGTAAACCTTGCTAACGTTGATATATTGATATTGACCCGTGCGCAATGCCATGTGCTGTATCCCTCTCCAGCCAGCCTGAAATTGCGCTTCCCATTTCCCATGATTACGGCGCGGAACAATATAGGCATGCCCGATCGCTGGGTCGCAACTCAATCTCAATGTCGCCGCTCGTAAGGCTGCACTGTAAATAGACCTGGGCGAACATACATGCAGAGCAGGATTTGATTGCACTGCTGTAATCGCACTTTGAATATACATTGGTGCCTCAGCACCGAGTACTTCCTTGAATGCTTTCACTACCTCTGGTGAGCGCCCATAAGCCATTATTTTTTTGTAATTTTCGTATTCACTCGATTGAACTAAACTACTTTCCATTTCTGCTCCTTTTTAGAATGGGATTTGAATTTCAAAACTTCTGCCACAAACGGCACACTCATAAGTGCCATCCGGCTTCAGCTCTAATTGTTTATGCTTGCATAAATAATCATCTTGGTGTTCATGTATTCGCTGGAATTCACTGGTAATTTCAATTTGCTTATCAATGGCATTTTCAACAAACATCGTTAGGCTATAATCCGATTTTCCGCAAACCCGCTCCAGCATTTCGGCGGTGCGTTCGCTAACTTTTATCGTTCTATCCATCATCACAGCTCCTTTCGTTCTTTACGCCAGCGCTCATAAGCTTTAACTTGTTCAAAGTGTGCTTTTAGCCAATCACTATAAGCTTCACCCAATCTCTGACGGTCTGGATCGATTTTCACACCCTCCAGTTCCTCTTCTATTATTTGCCTATAAATCTGCCAAGCGTCATCCTCTTTATGCTTTGCCTCGATTACATAATCTGGTACAGCTGGGCGCCCCGATGGCAATGGCGTTCGGTCGCCCTTATCATCCATGTGCTCTGACATCCAACTTATCGCATCAATGACCCCGCTCATTTTTTCTCCTTTCGATGATTGGCTCAACCAACATCCAAATCAACATCGGCACCGCAAATACCAGCAAAGGCGGTGCAATTACACATAAGAGATCCCAATACAGTTTGAACATGTCTACTCCTTTTCGTAAATTCTCCTGATCGCTTGAATCGCTTCTTCAGCTTTATGCAAACGCAATATCACATGGCCAATCAAACGGTACAACTCAGCAGGCTCAACCTTGACCCTTAGTAGCGTTTCCAAGTCAGAAATCGCATCCGCATGGTGGAATTGCAGCTCCTCAAGCAACCAGTTGACTTTGTACCCACCAGCTTTCGCGCGTTCCCGCTCCATATCCAATTCCCGACTTTTCTCAGCCATATTTAGGGCAAATCGTCACCGAGGTCGACATTATCGCTTATGCTATAAGCAAGAACTTCAACCTGGGAATTGGGATGGCGCCGGACATACTCTCTCCGAATTAGAAGAGCCACCGTGTCGCTCACAGAGCGCCGATCTTCACGGGCAAGTTCCTTCAATAACTTGCCAGCCTCAAGATCCCGCATTGAGATTTGATAATATTTATAAGGTCTTCCTTGTGGTTTGTTCTGCATACCTTACATTATAGGCGGTTTTGTGGAAATGTCAAGTAAATCTTACAGTTTATAAGGTAATACTTTGGTATTATCTGGGATAATATAAGGCATTGTGGACAATTTTTCAGATTGGCTAAACGAAGAACTCAATAAAAGGGGGTGGATACAAGCAGACCTATACCGTAGATCTGGGTTAAGCAGGACTACTATCAGTGATGTGATTGCCGGAAATTTGGCGCCTGGATATAAATTTTGTGCAGCTATAGCTAAAGCCTTAGATTTGCCCCCAGAGTTCGTCATGCGCAAAGCCGGTCTGCTCCCACCTGCGCCCACCCAAGACGAAAAGACTGAGCACTTGCTCTACCTCTTTGACCAGCTTTCCGATCGCGACCGCGATAACTTGCTTATGATCGCTTCCGCCCTTTTAGATCAAGAAAAACGAGGATCCTAATGCCCAGTATTGCAAATGTTATCAAAATACGCCCGTCGCCCTTCGTAATGCCCATAGAGGCATTATAGCACAAACGTTCTATGTTTTACAAGATTATAATAAGATTGAAACCTAAAAATAATCAAAATAAGTGAGGGCAATATGGCATCATCAATTTACATGCAGAATGCGATCCAATATTTTGCCCATCGCGGCTTTCGCGTTCAATCCCAATCTGACACACAAGTGCAATTAGTCAAGTATCAAAACAGATCGGGATGTTTTGCAGCCCTACTTTTCCTGCTGGGGATTATCCCGGGTATTATCTATCTTCTTTTGGTTACCAATAGATTTGTTTTGCTAACAGATGTTGGCAACGGTATCCAAGTTTCCTACAATAACCGCCAACCCCGCTTCGTCAGCTATGCGGATCTGGATGCCGGTAATTACACAAAACTGCATAAATTTGTCTCGCCGGTCGTCATATTAATTCTGGTAATAATCGCCACTTTAGCTTTAATAATAGCTCTTGCTGTTAGCTCGAGCTCAGCAACAGCGCAAGCATCGGCTTTAAATTGGGCAGCAATGGCTCTGCTCTTCAATTAATCAGAAAAGAGGAAAGGAAATGAAAAAAGTAGAAGTAGTCTTAGTGATAATTGCGATCTTGTTAGTTACGATCGCCTGTGGAACCACCGAGGCAACGCCAGAAAAGGTCGGAACAGGTCAGGCTGGATCAAAAACAGCCACGCCAACTGCTAAGCCAGAGGTGTTTGCTATAGGCGATGTCGTAAAAGCTGGTGATATTCAAGTAACGATTAATAAGGCTTTTGATATCCAACCGGCGGAATTTTATTCTCCTGAAGCGGGGAATCGATTTATCGGGATCGATGCAACCTTTGAAAACGTTGGGGATGGCACTGAACTAATTGATACAGACGACTTCAAATTGATCGGTCCTGATGGGTACCAGTATGCAACCTCTTTTGAAGCTGAAGTAGCCGGAGATTTAAAAATAGTTGTAGAAAATCTCTTACCAGGAATGAAAATAAATGGCAGCGCTGGGTTCGAAATTCCCGCAGACCAAACAGGATTTCGCTTGATTTACAAGCCATCATTCACATGGGAAGATATAGTTATTGAATTTGATATTGGATATTAAACATAGTGAATCTAATAAGGCGAATCCGTTGCGCATTTTTAAATTGGGAATTAGGCAAACCAAAAGCCATTATCTTACTGTTTACAACGCAACGGATTATCCTTAAAAGATTACTTAATTTCGCAATTTCATCGAGGAGAAAGTGTTAATCTAATGCAAATTATCGCAACGGACTTAAAATCCGTCGGTGGAGACACCGTGTGGGTTCAAGTCCCACCCGCCCTATGTAGAGGGGTCATTGTCTACCGTTACCCCTATATATGGCGTTATTTTAGTTTTTGGGGGAAATAATGACCCAGCCTGAAACGCAACGGATTCACCTATTCCTCATTGCTAAACAAGCCGAAGGTCTATCCCCGCGCACGCTCGAATTTTATCAATCCAAACTACAACATATCCCTGAGCTGAACACTGATGCCATCCGCGCTTGGCTCATAGACTTGCAAAAAACGCACACCCCTGGCGGTGTGCATGCTTACTTTCGTGCGCTTCATGCCTATTGCACTTGGCTCTCAGAGGAATATGACGTTCCCAACCCTATGCTGCATATCAGAGCGCCTAAAGTCCCCGAGCAAATCTTAGATCCAATTCCCCAATATGTGGTGGATGCGATGCTCGCAACTTGTGGCAATGACTGGTTTGGCATCCGTGACCGCGCCATTATCAACCTCTTGGATAACACCGGCATGCGTGCCAGCGAGCTTATCAACCTTGACATTGACGACCTTGATTTGCCAATTTCGGTAATTTATATTCTACATGGTAAGGGCGGTTATCCGCGTGCAGTTGACTTCGATAAGCGCACCAAAAAAGCACTAAAAACTTGGCTGGCAGTACGCGACGACATTCTCCCCTTGTTTATGTCAAGATTGCATAATCGCCTGACTTTAGATAGCTTGCGTGCCATCCTCCAGCGCCGCGCTAAACAAGCGAACGTCCCTTACTTCAGTGCGCATGCCTTTCGCCGTAAGCATGCTCTTGACCTGCATCGCTCTGGTGAAAGCCTGTTGGTGATCCAGCGCCGATTAGGGCACCATTCTGATGACGTTCTCAAGCGTTATATTAAGTTAAACCGTGAGGATATGCTTTTAGCTTCCAAGCGCTTTAATGATAAAAATCACAAGTAAATTATTATAACTTTCCAACCACCAGATTTATCGACCGTTCGATCGTTTCCCCAGCAGAAGTATCAACTTTACAGCTGATTATATATGTCTTGCCAGCCATACCACCTTTAATACGATATTTTACTAAGCTGCCATCGATGGTCATTTCATCAATAATTATATCGTCATCATTGCAGGTCACTTCAGCGGTTAGAATCGTCTCGCCATCAGAAAGCCAATTCTGCCAATCGAAAGCTCGGTAGAGAATATCATTATCATCTTGCGTGAATATGTTTTTCATAATTTTATACATCCTTTAGTACGATATAGGTTAGCTCCTCATAAGGAACAAGATAAGTCAGCTCCTCAATTGGCACGATGTAAGTTATATATTCTGGTTCCATTTGATCACCACAATTCCTTATGTGCTTCCCAGAGGATTTGCACCTTTTCTTCTAAGCTTGGCTCTGGTTCGCTCACATCTAAGTTAAAGTATCTGCACACATCGGCTTCAGTCCCGTTCCAGCGGTCGTAATCCATATAGTAGCTGGGCGCACCAATGGACTTGCCACGACTGGTAGTTTGGTGAATAAGCCAAGTAGACACCCCTTTAGGCAAAGGTGGCGGCGGGGTCATTTCTGGTGTATATAATGGCTTTGGTAAAGTCTTCAAATAAGCAGCAAGCCACCAACTATAATCGGGCATCCACTTTGTAATCAATTTCCTATTGACCCATTCAGCACGAGAATAAATAATAGGAAAACGTCCAGTCGTTTGTCTAAGAATTTCTGCGCAGCTATTAACAATGCCAGTAACTTCACTGGCTGTTTGCTGCCCTTCAGCCTCACAGTCAAGACAAAGTCGGTCATGTTCCCAGTCCCAATCTTTAGTTACACTTAGCAGCTTCTCTGCTTGGCTTTCCCCACTAACATCAAAACGCATAAAATGGTAAGCTATTCTACCAACACCAATTCGCTTCATCTCAGCCCAATGATAATCGAACCTATCATCCTTGTACCAGTTGCTCTCAGAGGCTTTAGCTGCGATAAAGCACACTTTAGGCTTGTGGGCTGCAATAACATCAAAGTTAACAGCTCCGTTCCAATGGCTGATGTCGATGCCAAAAGCATATTGATCTATGCTCATTTCTTCCTCTTCTTTCCACTCTTGCCTTTACTCATTGCAATTGCCACGGCTTGACGCTGCGGATATCCTTTGCGTACCAAGCTTGATATACATGAGCCCGTTGCACTTTTCGAACTTCCTTTTTTCTTAGGCATATTGACCTCGCTTTCTATGCCATGCGCATAATAAAAACTAATTTGATATAAGGCGGCATATTACTGGCAGATTTAGTATCCTGCACAGTATGAGTATGCGCACCGACATCCGATTGATTTAATGTAATAGCATGATTATGTTTACCGGCTGCATAAATTGTTGGTGTTTCACCGGTTTTAGCATAAACATTTTGATCACTATCGGTGGTATATACGGTTCCGTTATGGTTATGGTTCCCAGCAGAACCGGTTGCATTAGTGGTAGTATGCACATGGGTTGTAGAGCCGCCTGTATCTAATAAATCTGAATCATCTGAGGCGCCTCTCACAAATCTGTTGCGTAAATCAGGCGTTCCATTTGTGCCATCACAAACTTGCCAATTCATTGGTATAACCGCATCAGCCCACAGTATGATTGTGCCAATAGGAACGTTCATGATGTCACCTTCATGATATAGTAAAGGTTTATATAGGGCGGCATGTGATTTGCATCATTAGTTGCCGGTAATGTATGATAGTGTTCCTCAGATGATTTAGAATTTTTATATCCTAAGTGATAATGCGCCCACTTGGCTATTAAAGCATTGCTTCCCGATTTAACCCCAATTTTGTCAGCATCTGGAGGGCTAGATGCAAATTGGAGTCTATGATAGTGAGCGCCGCCATCATTGGTCTTTGAAGCTCTGGTGTGGTTATGTATAATATTTCCACCTACATATCCCACACTGGTATCATTCGGCGAGACATATATAATATATCCCTTGATATTGGGCACAGTGAAGCCATCTTGTGTGCTGCCATCACAAAGTCGCCATCCCTCTGGGATAGTATCTAATTCTCCTGACCATAGAGCAATGGTCTTAACCGGGATTTCCGTGGCACCATCATTTTTCATTATATAATATCGTCTATAGTGAGGTAAATGGCTGTTAGTGCTGGTATTATTGATTGTATGATAATGGCCGCTGGAGTCTTCAAAAGCAAACCCACTCCCAGCAGGATGCGCATGATTATAAACTGCTTCTATATCTGTTCCTTGAGTTACGGTATAAACGCCTGATGATTGAGGAAAGCCTGAAACATAATCTGCATGGTTATGGATATTATCAGTAGATGTCCCATTTTCAGAATGATAATGTTCAGCGCTGCCTTGCTTTGTCAATAATATCCCTGACGGATCTGTGCCCATAATAAAAGCATCAGCTGCATCAGTAAATATTGACCATCCTGACGGAAGCTCAGTAGATGTCCCGCCCCAATAAAGCAGGGCATTGATAGGCAAATTATGCTTACTTAGATTACTGGCTACAACCACCTTCATTTTGAAAGCTCCAGATTAATAATTAATCCTTTTACGCCAGTGCCTGTTGCATCACAATCCACTCTTAATAGATCATCAGTTTGCAGCCCAGCTTCAGATGCATCAATTACCGGTGGTGTCACTGCATTATTTGAAGAATATTCACCCACATCGATAGTTATGCGCGTGCTCAATATATCCGTATAAGTAGGTGCCGATGTCGGTGTCGCCCGCCGTCCCTTAGCAATTTGAATAGTCGGCGTGCCACTCGTACTGGCTACCAGAATATTAGCCTCTACTTTAGTAATCGCATATCCGTTCAGCCCGCTTGGTACTATAAAATAAAACAACCCATCTTTAATGGCCAGTGAGTCTATATCCCCTGCCACAATCATCTCAATTTGGGCTTTATCTACGACCACTTGCTCATTAATTGTTAGTGTTGGCCAGTGTAGGTACTGCAGCTTCCCAGCTGAATAATCAAAAAAGATAAATTTATCCTGTTCTTCTGCAGATGCACCTAATCCATCTATTTTGGGTAGCTTTACCTGCTGCGCCCCGATTTTAGCGTCGACCACGCTATTTTCCCCCAGTGCCGCGCTATTCACCACGCCAGCCCCTAATTGACTGCTCGCGTGAATAAAAATCTTATCCGAGCGTATCTTTTTGGTCTTCTGTGATAAATCCGTTTCTGAAACGTCCACGGTTACATATAAATCGTCAACCGCTGGCTGTCCAGTTTGTTCCGGTAATTCGGTAATTTTCTTAATTGCCATCTTCTACTCCAACGATGCGTAATTTAGTTAACATGCCACCTGCCAGGTCATAATCAATTTGCTCTATTGCACCCCTGATAAATTTGCCATCTGTGGCGCTAATCCTTGCTACCTCTCCTGGGTGAAATTTCACCAGTAGCTCGTCTTCAGGCGTTATCATATAACTTTCGATCGTTCTCGCCTTTTGCTCATAACGTTGACGATAGTAATCCCTTAGCAATGCCAGCACATTGCTGGCAATACTTGTATTTACCAAAGTTGCATTTTCAATTATGATGCTATTTGCAGTTTGATATGGGCTCAAGCCGCTCTCTCTAAAACTGTAAGTTTGCCGATTTTCAACCATTGGATAACCCGTGATAGTAACCTCACCACCGGGCTCATAAACATAGAGATAGATATAATTCGGACCGTAAACGTATTCTTCTGAAACAACCACCTCAAAGCCATCTTCGGTTATAAGCCAAAAACCATCTTCTGTTGCTAAATTATCCTGAGGATATCCGATTCCAGTGGCCTCAATATTATAGTAAGGCTTGGTGAACCGAATTTTATATTCACCCGGCTCTAAATAATTTTGAAATATGGTCTCGATTCGTTCATTCTGACCTACATATTCATGTGAGTTAACTTCAATATCCGTTATGATTTGTTTTATATTGATTTCCTGTTGCTCTAAGCGTTCTTCATCGCTGATGGTATAAATCGCCGGTTCGCCTCTATATGGCAATTTTACTGGTTCAAGATAAATAGATTTATCGCCATAACATAATACTATTGAACCAGCGGCTAACGCTATCTGTTGTATTGATTCGCGCAATGTGCCGGGCGGTAAAAATCCCCGCAATTTGAATTCAGCAAGTTCATCAGATATACTAAAGCTAATTCCACCAGGTTCCAGAACATCAGCTAAAACTAATTGAAGTGATGTATCATTAGCCCAATAGCTGCCATCATAAGTGATGCTATCCATAAGTCCGATTGTATCTACTGCTTTGAACTCATAGCGGTAATGTGCCGGCGATTTCCAACTATCTAAATAATATGTTCCCATTAAATACCGTTGTAACTGATAGGTTAAATATAAGCGCACCGGCTGCCTTAGTGTCAGGCTTTGTGAGAATTCATTTTCTGCATAAATCCCAAAGCGTGGATCAGTTGTGTAAACCTTGAAGTTCAGCTCGGAAATCGGCAAGGTCAAGGAGATGGGGTCAACCTGCTCAACTAAAGTTGCGCTAATGATATCTGCAGGGGTGAATAACACAATTTCCTGTTCTTCTCCATCACCGATGGTCAGCTCGATTTCAAAGGATACATTAGCCATTATGTCCTCGATGGGCTTCGGGCGATCATACTGCAGCTAAGCTTCATCCAATAGCGTTCACTGCCGCGGATACGAATGAGTTCATCTCTAATCCCAGAAACATAACCAGTGAACGTCAAATCTCCATCTTCATCAGGCAATGTAATCGTGTGGAATTCTTCAGGCTCGCTCAATTTCTGATAGAGCAGCGTATATTCAGCCATTGACGGCGCCCGCCCAAATTCAATTTCATAGTTATAATAGACACCAATTAAATCCCGATGTAAAACACCATCTGCTGTACGTTCAGCAAAGCGATCCAAAAAGTCCGCTGTTCTGGTCAGCGATGCAATCGGCACGTTATAGTCAATTCCGTCTATCTTAATCATGCTACACTCTTTGCTAAACTTCTACCTACCCGCTTGGTCTCTGCATCAATGCGTGGCTTGAGTTCGCGTACCAAGCTTGCTAAATCACCTTCAAAACGCACCGTCACTTGCGTTTGCAATCTGCCCGTTTCCTCACGTACTATCTGACGGATCAATCCCTCAGGCGCCTCTAAGTTGCGTCCATATCGCTGATCTCCTAAAATAGCTGCAAATGGTGCATTTGCTGGTATTACTCCACCAGTAGCCATAAGCGGGGTATCTCCAGGTTTTGGTATTGGCCCGTGACCCCCGCCGCCACCTTCGCCAACGGGCGGATTAGGAATTCCAGGAATATTTAGTATTCTACTGATAAGGTCGGCTATTTTCCCTAAAAGCTCATTGATAATGCCAATGATGCTGCTTTTAATCTCGTTAAAAATGCCGACTACTTTATCTCTAATTGTATTAAAAGCAGATGTAAAGAAGTTCTTTATTGGTATTAGTACCGTATTTTGAAACCAGGTGCTCGCTGGCTGCCAGGCTTGTTTGATAGCAGTCCATACTCCAGTAACCGTCAATTTGATAGATTGCCAAC